TTCAGGCCTATACAGGAGCTTGAAGGAGGGATCGGCCGGCAGCTTGAAGAACTGATCAGGATCTTTGACCTGAACATGAACTTCATCAGGGACCTGACCGGCATCAATCAGATTGCAGACGCATCCAACCCGGATCCCAATCAGAGCGTTGGCGGCAGCGAACTTGCAATCGCTCAGACAACCAAGGCCCTCAAACCGATATACTCCGGATATGTCAGGCTCAAAGAGCTTGTGGCCCGGAGTTGCGCCATTAGGATACAGAACATTGTCAGGAACGATCCGAAGGCTTACGATGTCTATCTCCCGGTGGTTGGCGCAGCCGGAGTTAAGCTATTGGAGTTTGACGCAGAGAACATAGACGCAGACTATCACATCAAAATCATCGCCAGACCTACCGAGAAACGCAAGGAGGTCATATTACAGGCAGCGATGCAGGCCATGCAGCCCGACCGGGAGGGATATGTCGGCATCGAAATACAGGATTTCCTGATGATCGAGAGACTGCTTGAAGATGGCAACCTGAAATATGCGGAGTACTTCCTGAATTATCGCAGTCAGAAAAACAAGGAGCGTCAAACACAACTGCAACGGGAAAATATGCAGATTGATGCCAAGAACGCCCAAGAGACTGCCCGGGTGAAAGGGGAGGAGGATCGCAATTCCAAAACCTTCGAGACAGATGAAACCATTCGTCTTGAAAAGGTAAAAGCTGACCTTGAAGATCGCAACAAAGAGAGAGAGCATCAGCGTAAGATGAAAGAGCTTGCGCTTCAGGCCGGTTTAAAAGAATCAGTATCAAACACTAAATAGCTATGACAAAAGGCAAAGATTTTATCGGCAGTCCGGAGTTTGAAGCCCTAAAGGATATTCCAGGCGTTGACCCGGCAGAAATAATGAAACAGGCAGGATTAGGGGGGGATTCCACACCCCCGGGCGGGGGCGAACCCCCAATACCGGCAGGAGGCGAACCCCTTACACCCCCTGCCCCACCTATCCCGGGACAGCCACCTGTCCCACCACAAAGAACGGACCCGGCCCCCGCACCGCAGAACGATATTCTGAAGGAGATCTTCGGAGATCGTTTTAAGACGGTAGAGGAGGTCAAAAATGCTAATATAGTCGGTCAACTCGATGAATTGGACGGTCTGAGACGGACCAAGTCCGAGCTTGAAAAACAACTCAGCACGAAGCCTCAGACCAACTTCGTAAATGACGAAGTGGCTTTGTATAATGAGTTTGTGAGGGAAACCGGCATCTCCGATTATGGTGTGTTCAAAAGGTTAAATGCGGCTGACGTTGCAAACATGGATCCCGTGGATGCGCTCGTCACAAGGTATGTCCTTGAACATCCTAATCTCGCAGGTCAGGAAGACAAAGTCCGTAAGTTCGTAATCAAGAATTACAACGTGGATCCTGACAATACTGCCGAGGACGAGCTTGAGATAAACAAGATTGGTTTAGCCACCGAAGGTGACAAGGCCAAGAAGTTTCTCTCAGAACTTAAAGGTAAACTGAAAGTTCCCGCATCGGTACCGGCAGCAGAAGCTCCGAAGGATTTAACCCCGGAGGAAAAAACCGCTTTGCAGGACCAATGGGGCAAAGTCGGAACCAATGTTCTTGGTGTCCTATCCAAACTTCAGATTCCTATCAAAGGATCTAAGGACCCCCTGATGACCTATGCCCTGGCAGAGGCCGATATCAAGGAGGCTCAGACATTCATCACCAACTATGCCTTGGCGAACCGCATGGAACCCAATGAGGCAAATGTTGGCACATTGTCGAGAGTGGTCTATTCTCAGTTAATCCTGGGGAAGTTACCGGAAATCGTACACTCCGTATTTGAGAGGGCGAGACAGATGACCGAGAAGGAGGTTCATGCTTTGTATTCAAACCCCAATCCGGCCCGTAACACAGATCAACCACCAATACCACCGGCACCGGGCAGAACCGATGGCGATAAGTTGGAGCAAGATCTGTTTGACGCAGAGATGGGAATGTATAACAGATAATGTACTTGTAAGAGGTGTATATTGTCTAACATTAAATTGTATTGAGAAATGAATCCAGATGCTATTGCGCAAATATACGCCTCAGACATCGTCTCCGGTTTTGACATTTACAAGCCGGAAAAACTCAACGTACTTTTCAACAGGTACGGAGATCAGGGAGCAAGCTATTTTCAGATCGTAAGATCTATGGGCTTTGAGAAAGAGGTTTCCCTGGATACCTACGGGCATTATGAAGAAAACCGTATCCATGAAGTTTGTATTGTCAACGCAAACGTGACACAGCCGGCCGTTGGTGCCGATATCACGTTTGTACTCTCGGCCGACAGCCTTGATGCCAATAACAACTTCTATGTTCGCAAGTGGGATATTATCCTGTTTCCGAATGAAGTCACCGGATCGGTTACGACCATTGACACTACCACACCCACCGCCCCGGCTATTACCTGCCGGCTGAACGATAACACAGAACAATTCCCGGCTCTCTCAGCAGGGGATGAGCTTGTTATCTTCACCAACGCCTTCTCAGAAGGATCGGGACAGCCTAACGGTGCTATCAGGGGAACATGGGAATACACCAATGATGCTCAGATCATTAAGGAAACCATCGGAGTAACCGGGTCAGAAATGACCAATCAAACATGGTTTGATGTTACTTCGGCCGGAACCAAAATACCGGCATACTATTTCCTTGGACAGGTTGACATAGACTACCGGGTTGCGCTTCGTATTGACGGTGCGCTTCTGTGGGGTAAGAGGACTGTCAACCCGAGGCTGATTGATTCCGACACAGGAAGGCCGATCAAGACCACGGAAGGTCTGATCCCCTACATCCGCAGGGTTGGAAACGAGCAGACCTATACCTCCGGTTCGTTCAGCGTCACCGAATTTGACGAAATGGACCGTACCCTTGACCGTGAACACGCAGGAAACTATATCCTTGGGATGCTTGGAATACAGCTTCATCAGGATATTGAGAACGCCCTTGTGTCTTACTTTGCAGACACCAACATTCAGTATGCAAGGCAGACAACCAACGAGGTTCTGTTCAACAGCAATGAATCCCTGGGTGCATCGGTCAACTTCAAATATCTTGTCAAGAGCGAAAGAACATTCCTCATGAAAAGGATGGGCGTTCTCTCAAACCCGAAACTCTACGGAGCAGTCGGCTACGAGGGACCCAAACTTGGGGTGTTCATGCCGATCAACAAGAAGAAGGATCCCGTGTCGGGCAACATGGTTGAGTCCATTGGTGTTCGTTACAAGGGCCTGGGCAAGTACAACCGAAGGATGGAAGTATGGCAGGTAGGCGGTGCCGGTGAAGGTCTGAAAGTGACCGACATTGACAGCAGAAACACCTATCAGAGGTGCCATATTGGTGCGCATTTCCGTGGGGGCAATCAGTTCGTTCTGATGGAAACCTAAACTGAATAAGATGGAGTGGGGAGACTTTTTCTCCCCCCCTCCTCTTTAATAAGCACTAAAAAACAACCTTAAAAAGAATCACGATGCTATACAAGAATGACGAGCAGTACAAGCTAACGGCAAATGACCTCCGGGAGATCAAGAAAAAATTCCCGAAATTTCCGGTACGGTTAACCTATCCGGATGAACGGATACGTCCGAGTCTGAGCAAACATAATAAGCTCCCGGACAAACCGAATTCAATGAGCTTCCCACTTGTGGCAACGGTAAAATCATCTACCGGATCTGATGTGTGGAGGTACGCAGAAAACAGATTGATCGGGAGCAAGGGAGATTATATTTACCTGCCTCCGAACTTTTTTCTTACAGGCACTTATATTCTGTACGAGCATGATGTCGAACTGATATGGTATCTGTGGAAAATCTGTCCATATACCCAGGGCGGGGAAAACTACAATGGCATTAAGCCAAAAGTGGTGTTTGAGGATCTGATCGGAAAGGCCGAGAGGAAAGCCGAGAAGGAAGCAAGAGAAGCTGATGTCAAGGCCCTCATCTATTCGTCCAAAGTTGGGTTGTCCGAGTCTAAGCTGAGGCAGATTGCCAAGGCAATGTTTGTCCCCGAGGTTGATGATCTGACCTTCGCCCAGGTGAAGGTGGCCATAGAGCAGGAGATCACCCGGGACAGAAAGAACGGAGTGGACAAGTTCCTTGATATGATTGACCAGGATGACTTCCTTGAAGTGCGTTCAACACTTCAGGCCGCCATGGACCGTAAACTGATCAAGTTTGACGTTAAGAAGAAAATGTGGGGATGGGTCATGGGTCCCGGGAAAAAGATGGAGCCGATTGTCGAGATCACGGCAAGTGCAGATCCCAATGAAGCCTTGATTAGTTTTTACATGGGCAGCAAGAAGTTTGCCCAATCTCTTGCCGCATCTCTGAAAGGAGAGAAGGTAATTATCGGGGAGGGAAGCGGAAGCCCCGATGATCCGGACGAGGGAGAAGGGGATTAGTTGGGACCTATAACATAGGATGTTCGTGCCGTATTCTTTAATAGAGATATACGGCACATTACATATAACAGAAGGGAGTCATGGCAGAACTGATTACAACAATAGACCTCCGGGGAACTACCACCAAGCCGATATGGATTGATGATAACATCAATTATGCCGGACTCGGGTGGGATGTTGCCGATGTTGTGGGAGTCCTGACCATAACGGGACCGGGTGGAGTGATCTATGATAATGATGATTTTGACGATCCGGATATCATCCCAAATGTATCAATCCGAAACCGGTACGTTATAAATCTTCCCCTGGATCCTCTTACGGGATATACCAATCCGGTAAAGGGGACATATACAGTCAAGCTCACGGCCAGGAATACTATTACCACTGATGAGCATGAGGTTCTGTTGGTTTACAGCTATACGTTTGATTCTCCAACAATCACGGCAGATATTTCATCGGGGCCATATACCGGGACGCTGAGATCTGAGGATACCACCAACTATGGTAGCTACATATTTTCCCTGGTTCGGCAACACCGGGTACAGTATCCAACGCAGCTTGACCCGGTGCCGGCTGACATTGTGAGCGCAGATGCCCTTGTGATAGTCACCCCGATATACACAAATGAGTGGACCATTATCATCTCCACGGAGGTCGAGTACCATGAGCCGGATGAATTGATCCTGCTGTGGAACGGAACCGGGACATTTAAGGAGTGTGTGTACGGAGGCAGCATCTTTGACATGGCAGAGGCCATAAACACGATGCTGACCAACTATTATGAGGGAATGGCCTGTATGACCACCAACCAGGAGGCCGCACAAAAGAGGCTTGTTATTGTGAATAACGCATGGCTCCTTCTCAATCAGGCATACATGGCCGGGGATGAGGAGGAATGTGACCGGCTGTGTGCGATTATCCAGGATCAGGTTCAGTATGCCGGAGCCGGAACTTGCGGAGGACCAACATCCGTATTGGTGGTACCGGCACCCCCATATTCCGGAGGTGGCATAATGCCGTCATATACGTTTACTAATGGGATCAGCGAGGCCGGTGCAGTGGTAGTTCTTGGGGGAAGCCTGACTCAGAATACAGTGATCAATCAGGCTGGCCATGAGTTTCGATTGAGCGCATCCGCACCGGGATCCGCATCATCTTTTGTCACAACCTACGTTGGGATAGTTGCGGCGGTGGCAGGGGTCTCATCCTATGGTCGCGTAGGGATAGCTTCTTCCGGGGTCAACATCGGGTATTTTGTTCCTGGCACACCGGCAAACACCAGGTCTTATCAGATCGGATCTGCAGGGATTGTAGAGGACGCTGACTATACTGCATCCTATACCGCAAGATCCCTTGTGTCCAAATCGTATGTTGATTCTCTTAATAATTGGGGATCTCAGGTTGTTCAGCATGACGCAACCCTAACCGGAGACGGAACCGTTGGAAGTCCATTGGCTGTTGCGGTACCATTCCCGGGATTTACATCACTTCTTGCAGATTATGGATATACAGAGCCGACTCATGCGTTTGCGGATCTTACAAGTCATCCGACAACCCTTGCCGGTTATGGTATCACCGATTCTGTAACCCAATTTATTCAGCTTACCGATACCCCGGCAGCATACACCGGCCATGCCAATAAATTTGTACGGGTGAATGCTTCTGAGAACGCCCTTGAATTTACAGTCTCATCAGGATTTGTTCCTGATACGGGAGGAACGTTCACCGGTCCGGTGATGATCTCAACAAACATTGATTATCCGTTAGTATTACGTCAGATTGGTACAGGAGGAACCCCGGGTCTTCCGCAGGGGGGTAAGAATGTTCTCGCTTTCCAGGATGGAGATGGGGACTATACTGCAGAGATTGGAACGGATGGATCCGGGAACCTGTACCTTGACACTTTCGTTGCAGGAGGGGTTATTCTTTTGAATGACAACCTCAGTGTAACCGGTAACATAATTGTTTCAGGGACAGTTGACGGAGTTGACATCGCCTTATGGAAGGCTGAGTATGACACAAAATCTCCTAATTGGGATACTGCCTATTCCTGGGGAGATCACGCAGGATTATATCAACCACTTGATGCCGACCTGACGGCCATTGCTGCCCTTGGCTTTACCACAGAGGCCTTCCTGAAAAAAACAGCCGCAGATACATGGGCGTTGGACACAAACATTTATGCCACCAAGGATTATGTAGATAGTCTTGCACTTACATATGTTTACACGCCAACCACCACGACCGTTGTAACCTCTGATGGGTACACAGGAAATAACGCATCTGTTCAGGCTATTGATGCAAGTATTTTACAAATAGAAGAAGCGGCCGGAACCCCGGGGTTTGATGTGAGATTTGAGTTTACCGGGATCACCACATTCAATAATCTACTGTTGTATGTGTATTATCATGGAGGATCCGGGCATATCATTCAGGTACAGTTTTTTAATAATGACACTTTATCATGGGATACGGCAACGACATTTACAGATGAAATGGCGTTTACCCTGATAGACTACCCATTACCACTTGTTACCCCATGGATCAATGGGAGCAATGAGGTTACAATGAGACTATATCACCCGGCCTCAGGGAATACATCTCACTACTTAGAGATTGACTACATCTCGATCAGGCTGACACCACAGCTTGGAGGAGGTGGCGGTGGAGGCGTAACGGACCATGGGGGATTGACTGGCTTAGCGGATGATGATCATCCTCAGTATGCACTTGCAAATGGAAGTCGTTGTACCTACTTTATCCCAACGGGAGCTAAGTTAAGTTCGGTAGATGCCGGCACATACGGGCAGACATCACTTGACGATGACTATCTTTACATATGTATTCAGACAGGTACGGCCGGCAATGCTATATGGAAAAAGGTACCACTTTTACAAAGTCCTTAGAATAAACAGAAATGGCACAGTATGACCTTATATTGACTCAGAACATTCAGGCCTCCGGAATTGACTACCAGGAGAAGATTGTGAATATAGCCAAAGGAGGATTGCTGTCAGCCAGTGCCGCAAGCGAACCTACAGTCTTAGCTGCAGGGACTAATGGATATGTTCTTATCCGGGATGATGCTGAGGTAACAGGATTGAAATGGATTGATCCAAGTACCTTCGGAGGATCCTCGAATGTCAGCGTTACAAATCAGGCAAACAACCGGGTAGTTACCGCTACTGCCACTACAGATGTTTTAAATGCCGAGTCAGGATTAACCTATGATGGGTCAGTCTTATCCGTTACAGGCAGTATTACGCAAAGCACCGTAAGAATACTGTCCGGGGCCTCTAATGCTTTCACTTACAATGCAACAACGCAGGATGTCCGGATTGGGGTTAATGCCGGGAATGATGCGATGACGCACACTTATCATTCCGTTCTCGTAGGCTCGAACACGGGATACAACATGACAACGGCAGAGGGATGTGTATTTATTGGTTATTATGCCGGTCAGATTGTAAGTACGGGTTCTTATAACGTGGGCATTGGGCCATATGCGTTAAACAGAACTACTACAGGAACTCAGAATGTTGCCATTGGCGCACACGCATTAAGGAATTTTACAGGTGTTGGTAATGTCGGAATAGGGTACGGAGCAGGAATGGGTGTGTCGGGATCTTCTACCGGCAACTATAATATGTTTTTAGGTGCTTCGGCCGGATCAGGGGTTACGACAGGATCTACTAACGTTATAATTGGTGCTTCGGCCGGAACAAAAATAACCACAGGAGGGAACAATACATTTATTGGAGGTACTGCAGGGCAATTTAACACCGGAAGTTATAATACCTTCATCGGAGTCAGTGCCGGAAAGGGGGTTGACGGGAGTTCAACCGGAGGAAATAATGTTTTTGTCGGGGCACTCGCAGGACAGGATGTAACTACCGGTCAATACAACCTCCTTATCGGGTATCATGTTGACCCAAGTTCAGCAACCGCAACATATGATTTTAGACTTGGATATGACACTACTTTCCTTTTACAGGGGAATATGGCCGGAGGTAGTCAATGGGTCGGAACCGACTATGTTTTCCGAACTGATTATCTCGAAGAATTTACGGCAAGTGCCGGGATCACAGTTCAGGATGACATACTTATAAATTCCACGAACAAACTGAAATTCTATAATTCCGCTTCCGTTTATTTCACGGCAGAGAACGATTCGGTATTTGATCTATTCCTTGGAAATCTTAAAAAGTTTCGGTTTAGCCAGGCTGCATCTGCGGCATACTTAAAATTCTATCTTGATCCCACAACTGATGTATATTAGTGACAAACACCGATTACACAGCAACATATACTGCAGGACCCAAAAGCACAGGAGGAGGTGTCGGAGTTAAACTATACGGAGGAGATACTGCCGCAGCCGGAGAAAAAGGAGGAGATGTATATATAAGAGGAGGCATTTCCGGCTCCGGAGGGGCTGCTTCGATTGTAAATATTCAAAGTCCATTAACCCTGTCAGGCATTGCCTCAGCCACGGCAAGCGAAGTGCTATACTACAATGCCGGGGTAATCACACATGGGGCGGCTCCGGCGGGAGGCACCATTGATGGATCCGGGGCTGCCACGAGAATAGCGTATTGGTCTGATGCGGATACCCTGACGAGTAGTGCAAACCTTGTATTTGATGGCAGTACGCTAACCATTGCGCAAGGGATATTAGTGACAGCCCCCGGGACCAACCAAACAGCATCAGGCATTAAAACAACCCTGACGGCAGGAGAGACCCTTGTATTTGGAAATATGGTTTATATGAAGAATGATGGGAAAGTGTGGAAAGCAGCCGCAAGCGGTATATCAACAACTCCGGTAATAGGGATGTGTCTTAATAGTGTTTCTGCTAATGGGACTGCAACAATATTATTATGTGGCAGGGCATACAATAGCTCTTGGTCCCTGGGCACCGGGGGTAATGAAATATATCTCACAACAAGCGCAGGAGGATTTTCCACAACACCTCCAAGTGGAGTAACCGGGTATGTAGTGCAGGTCCTTGGAGTTGTGCTGTCTTCAACAACGATTTATTTTAATCCATCACTTAATCAGACAGTATTGGCGTAATGACAATAGCATCCATAAATAGTGTAGATGAAGGTTCGGTGGCCTCCTTTAATGGAGTCGCAAAGGCAAACATTGGGACCATAGACGGACAGTCTTTCCCGGCTGATAGTGTATCTCTGTCATCGCCTTCCATGTTTTTTAATACTTTGGGAGAGCCATTGCCTGATGATTGGGTTATTGTTTATTCATCAGGTAATTGGACTGCTGCAATTATAGATGACGTATCCGGGATGATAGACACATTCACTGCAGCCGGATCGAACAATGATTTATTGCAAGTCACCGTGTTTGTAAATAGCATTATCGAGGATTGTCACACCGCAACTATCCGGGTTACAAAGGGAACCGCAACCGTGGATTTAACGGTTTATCAGGATGGAACAGTTTTAACTTGTAGTTAATTTTAAATAAAGAAGTATATTGGACAAAATCAAAGCAATTATGAAGAAGGCAGATCTTTACAGTTTTCAGAGGGGGTTGGAGATGGCAAAATTCAGTCACCCCAGGATTACCTATGCGATTCAGAAGAATAAGCGCAAGGTAGATTCCATTATCCGGGACATGGAAACAACAATCAAGGCAACTGACAAGCTCAGTGAATTTATCCATGAAAGAGAGGAGCTTGCCAAGAAGTTTTCTGAAAAGGATGATCAAAAGAATCCCGTCATAAAGGTAGCTCCCGGACCTGACGGTAAGGTTCAGCGGATTTATGTAATTCAAGGACAAAATGATCCCGAGAGCAAGTACCGGAAGGCCCTTGCAAAACTTGAAAAGGAATATGATGATGAAATTAAGGCTCATGCTGAAAAGGTCCGGAGGTATAATGAGGAATTTTTGACCGATGAAAGCGAGTTTGAGCCTCATATGATAGACATTTCTCTGCTCGAACAATACGAGAAGTGTCCACAGGAGGTTATGGACCTCATTTTTTGGATGATAAAAGAATAAATAACAACAATTAAATGCACTCCAATGGAAACAAAAAGTTTTAAGTCAAACCCGATGGCAGCAAGATTATCTGAGTACACCACCCAGGTGCCGTTTAACCTTCCATGTACTACGGTTCAGAAAACGCTGACCTCTGATGATGCGCTCACCGTGGAGCCGGATGACTCTTACCGGAGGCACGTTCCCGGGAATGGGGCTATCTATCGCTTAATCGGTGATGGCACCCATGCCCCAACCTTTGCTGCCCCGTTTAAGAAAAGCGGGTCAAGCGGAGACTACGTTGCCACAGCAGGAACGTTGAATCTGATCACATTCCTGTTTGATGGAGTTGATTATTGGTATTCAATCGTTCAAAGCGCATAGTCATGGGATCACTATTAAAACAATTCATGGCCGGGGTAGGAGGAGGAAATCCGTGGCTTTCATACTGGGCGCAACAAATTAAAACATCTTCCGATGTTAATGATGCTATTATGACAGAGGACGAAGAATCCTTTATTGTTTCAGAGGAAACAGTAGAAGGAAATGCAACATTATATTATTTACAAACAGAATAAAATATAAGAAAATGGCACTAACGGGCAAAAAACCTTCAGAACTCGATACCGCTACTATTAACTCGTTTAAAACAGTTCTTGGTATCAATCCTAATTCGGATTTTAAAGGATTAGCAACGACATCAACCAACCCTGGAACCCCTGAAGCTCCATGTTATTATTTAGCGGCAGGCTCTGGGACTTATACTAATTTCGGGGGTCTGGCTATCTCTGGAAATCTTGCGTTTTTATCATGGAATGGTTCTGCGTGGGCGAAATATGACACCTCAATTACTATTGATAATTTTTACAACGTAACGACAGCCGTTCCACTAACTGCCGGGAATTACTACAGTGATGTAACAGCGAGGAGTGCGGTTCCCGCCGGCTTAAGAAAATTGGGATTGGTTGTGGCATACCAGAGCGCCGTCAAGGAGGCATGGAACTTGAGATGTAATGCAATTCCCACATCTGCTGGAGATATTACAATAACTCTTGATGATAAGTCAGTTACAGTTTCATTAGACCCTGCCATAGAGAGCACTCCGACGTTAGTAATAAGTAAGATAGTTGCAGCCGGATTTGATGGGTGGACTATCAGCTACTCGAGCCCAAATAACTATATGATATATACAAAAAATGTAGTTGGTGCTTGTTATTCGGGATATTTTAGTATTGATGTCGGGACGACCGGGGCGACGTTCTTGCTGGAACGACAGGTCGTGGGAATGGATGTTCAATGGAAGATGCAGCAATTTATTGGCTCTGATGTTTCGGCATGGACTACTGCAAACAATTGGGCGGTTAGATCATTCTTTAGCGTTGAGTCAAGAAACCAGGTCGATTATAGTAAAAGAATCATTGGGCTGGGATATGCGACCAATGGCTCCCTTAACACCAATGGATCGTCATGGGTTTTCAAGGTAAAAGATCGCTCTTATTTGTACTGTGAGTATCCTCTCCTATATAACTCAAACAGACCATTGGTGTGTTATTATTCATATAAAGATGATTTTTCTGATATATCCGATTTTATTGCGAACGCTACTTTAGTTGGGACTCAACCGGCTTTTACGGGAAAGATGAGCATACCCGAAGGGGCTGATTACGCGATGGTCTGCTATATTGATAATAATTATTTCATTGCGGAATACAATTACAAATTTACTATCCTAATAGACGAAGATAATCTCTGCAATGTTCCATTAGGTGCACGACACACCAAAGATAATACCTTAAGGGAGGTACTTGATGGTAAATTTGACCTTAGAGACAACAAGTGTAATGATTACGGACTAACCCTTTGGGATAGAATAAATGGACAGGACTCCAGCTTTATGTCCAATAATGGCGCCTACGTGGCAGCGGCTGATATCAACAAGTTAGACGAGCTTGTTACCCCAGCTTCGGAAAATCTAAGGTCATACGGAGTAATTAATTCTTTGAAATTAGATACCGATACCACCATAACACATTCAAACGTTCCGTACAGACGCTTCCAGAACGCCACAAAATTACTTAGGCAATTCGAGCATTCAAAAATATTAGTATCAGGATACCAGGATGTTGCTTATATTGCTGGGTTCCTGGTAAAGTATGATGGAGATGCGGCTGATCTTAACACAATTGGAGTTGCTATTGCAAGCGGGACCTGGAATTATACCGTAAGTACAGATAGAATCCAGGAGATTGTGCCATTGGGGGATTCTGTCTATAAAATCATCATCAAGGTGATGTATTTGAGAATTATTGATGCAACTTTTTATTCCGAGAAAGAGCATATTATTTCAATACAATTTGAGGTTCCACTTGGTATGGCGATTGAGGTTGGGGGCTTCATGCTCAACCATAGTACAAGGGAAAATGCGGAAAGGTTTTTCTTTGGAACGCCTCATGTCATATCTTCTACATATAAATACCAACCATTGTCGGCAGTTGCTGATCTGCTGTTAGAAAGAGAGGGCGTAACAAACCTTGTATCAAGGTCACAATATACGGCTTCACTCCATAGTAGATTAAGGAGATTGGAATATAATGATTTTGACCAAGCTAACGTAGTCTGGCTTGGAACTTCAGTCCCAAATGAACCCCCATTTGGAGAGGCGGGAACCCTGCAGTATCCACTGTTCGTCAGGGACATCCTTCATTGTAATGTCATCAACAAATCTATTGGCGGAACTAAGTTAATAACAAATATCGCAAGTGGAATTTATGGATTGGCAATGACACAAGCAGAGTACGATGCAAATCCAGGTGCTGCAGGAGTAGAAAGAAGTTATGAGACTCAGTTATTAGGATTATGGGATAGTGATTTATTTGTTTTTGATCATTTTCATAATGATTTGTCTTATCTAACAGCTTTAGTTGGCAATACAGATTATTGGGATTCTGATCTTGGTACATATAAAATAACTGTAGCAAATAGATTTGATAGAACATGGACTGTTGGTGCCGCTAATTATATTATTGCAGAAATATATAAAAGGAATCCAAGAGCCAAGATAATTTTCATAAATGATTGGAGGGCAGAAAATATATACAATAAGCTGGCTTGCCAGGTGGTTGCTGATTTCTGGGCTCTTCCTATATGTAATTTACGGATGGGTAATGCGAATATTAACCTCACAACAACGCAGGATATTTATTTAAAGCCTTACAATGGAGGTGTAAATATCAAGCTGCTATCCGGCAGCACCATTAATCCATTACTATTTCAGACCAAAGCCGCCCCTGACGAGAGCGCCACAGTCCCGGAATCGGAGCAGGAAATTCTCTATAACGGAGGCGCTGATTATATTCACCCCGGGCGTTATGGAAGAATAATGTATGCGAAGCACGTGGCAAAATGGATGTTGAACAACGTTTCTCTGGATCGGGATGTTACAGATTATTTTGATTATATAACATAAAATTAAAGAAAACCCCGCCAAAGTGACGGGGCAACACCTTGAAGATGTCCACCTCCCAATGATGGGATTAGGACAAAGATAGTAAAAAAATGAGTAGTAGCAAATAAATGACACGACAATGAAAATATTCCAAATGTACGAGTTGATGAACTTCATAATCAACAAAGATTATGAGGGGAACGCATTTACCCCGGATCAGCTTGCCGACCTGGTCAAGGTGGCCAACTTGGAATTGTTCAAGATCAAAATGGGACTTCCGGAGGACTATTCGCCCGGGCAGCCGTTATCCAGGCAGGGGCTTGATCTGACTCAACGGCTGACGGATGAGACAAGATTTCTCAAAAAATTGGATCCAACCATTACCGTGACAAGCGGAGTTATTGCATATCCATCGGATTATTTCACCATAAGTGCGCTGAGACACAACTATACAAGAAATGTTGATGCGAGTCCAACTGAAATTCTCAGGCCCATTGAGATCCTGACCGAGGACGAATATTCAGATCGTGCCGGGAAGTGGCTGAAAAGACCTACAACCTGGGATGCTGTGGCTGTAATCAGGGATGATGGAATTCATGTGTTCCCGGATTCAATCGTTTCTGCCGAGATCGCTTATATCAAGTATCCGGCAGCTCCGGTTTTTGCATATACGCTACACACAGGTTATATAACAGAGGACATTCCCGGAACCACCGAGTTTGAGTGGCCCGAGATCCTGCACATGGACCTGGTGAGAATTATGCTTAGTTTCATGGGTGTTCACCTGAGAGACGAGCAACTGTTTCAGTATGCCGAACAAAAGAAGTCGGCAGGAGTATAATTAACTTAAAAGTGAATTGAGATGCCAAAGTATTCAATCAAAGCGAAAGCAAGAAGCACAGTATCAGCCGCACGGAAAGCAACGAGGGCTGTTGCAAAGGATCAGAGGCAGACCGCCCGGACTTACAAATCGGGGGCCAGGCTTGTAGCAAGAGGAGACGCACAAGGGAAGCGCACCATGAATAAGATGCACAAAAACATCTCTCAGCACAAAGCCCCGAGCCAATCGCTCCGATATCGCAACCTTGATGCGTCAGTAAAGGTGGAATCAGGGAAGAAGATAATGGCAAGTGCGGCCGAGAAGGGATACACTCCAAAGAAAAAAACCAGGGTTTACCGTTCAGCACCGGCTCCGGGCATGGGTCCAAACACCTATGTTGCAAGATCCGGCAAGATGGTCGTCCGCAACAAACAGAGGTGATGCCAAAAAAATTAGAAAGGTGCGTGAAGAAAGTACAGGCAAAGGGACATAGCAAGTCCTCCTCTTATGCCATTTGCGCAAGCAGCACCGGAATTAAAAAGAAAAAAGGGGGAGGGTGGACTAAGGGTAAGACCGGCAAAAAATGAGAAAGATTGAGTTAATAGAATTGGTATCGGACTACCTGAATGGTGGGGACGGACCGGATGATCTGAAGGGTCGGTTTCATGATCAGGTGATCAAAAAGCACGTTGAGGCAGCTTTCAATGGGATCGTGTTCAAGACATACATGGAAGGCAAGTCATATGCCGACTATAGTGTTCTTGATGCCTGGGCGAGAAACTATCCCCTAACAATACAGGCTTTGTCTGCGGGAAAGGGGAACGTCCGGTTGCCATACCCCCCAATGCAACTGCCAAACAATATGGGGATCCTGCAGGTAGCTTCATCCACGGATCTCTCTTTGGTCTTCGCATACCGGGAAACAAATTCCAATGCGGTATTTGCAGCCCTGGAAGTGGGGGCGGTAAGTACGAAACCTTTCTTTTATCTCGAACAAAACGCAACGGGATCCGGCATAGAAACCCATGTATTGCAGCTTGAAAAGGTACCTGATGGATGCACGGAGGTTAAGGTGAAGATGATTGTTCCATTGGAGGTAGTGGATGATTTTGATCAGGTAATGATCCCTGCCGGCAAGGAGGATATGATTATTGCTCAGGTCATGGATCTTCTCCGGACGAAACCCCCCGAGGATAATGTTAACGATAACAAGGCTTCGAGATGAGTTTAGTGAAACCAAAAACCGCAGGGACCACAACCATTACCTATGTGGTGATGAGCGTCCTGAACCGATTAAAGGACTATTCCATGAGGCATTACAGCTTCCTGGAACAGATCATTATCGAGGGGTACACAGATCTTAACCTGTGGCATATGGATAACATCGAGGTGGTGTACCTGCGGATGTCTGATCAGAAAGATGTGGATCTTCCTTGTGATTTTGTGGATTGGTCCAAGATCGGGATTCCTATTAATGGCAAGCTCCGTGTCCTCACCAGGAATGAAAACATTCTACTTCCAAGGAAGTTTTCAGACGGTGCCGATGTCGGCAACACCGATGACTCAAACGAGGCCGTAGGAGGGCTGTATTTCACAGATCATTTCCGGAACGGACAGTTTGTGGCCGGTCTTTACGGACTCCCGGGAGGCATAGATCAGGCATATTATGACATTGACAGGGAAAACCGGAAGATTATTTTCTCCGGGAATGTCCCCAGGGCAGAGATTGTGCTTGAATACATCTCATCAGGGATAGATCTTGCCGGTGGCACCATCATCCCAAGAGAGGCCGTTCCTGCACTCAGGCAGTACGCCATATGGCAACTCATAGAGAACGACCCCAAGGTGTCGGCCTCAGAGAAAGAGAGGAAGAAGGAGCAGTACGAGGAACAGATCGAGGCTCTGAGGTACTTTCAGACTGCGTTTACTATTGATGAGTACAAGCGTAGGGTATGGAGGTCAACAAAACAAACCATTAAGCGGTAGTCATGTTGAAGAAACAGTTAGTCAGGGCGATTGGTGGTCTTAATACAGACGATGATCCACGGTATCTTGCCGAGGGAGACTACCTTGAAATGCTCAATATGAGGGTAGGGGCGAACCAGGATCAGGGAGATCGTGGACTGATCGAAACATTTCTAAGTCATTACCGAATTGAGTTTCCCGGGGTAACTCCTTCAACTTTTACTGTTTTGTGTGTCGCAGAAGAAGATGAGTTCTCCCGGGCATATATCCTGGCGCATGAAGGGACGGGATCATACTTTCAGATCTATAAGTTTGAGATTGAGACGGATGCAGTCACATTAATTTATCAGGCCTCTGCCGCAGTATGGGGTATAACTGCCGCCACAAAGATATATAATCCAAGGATCCTGGACGGCAAACTTGTTTGGACCGACAATGTAACCCCAATCCGGTATTTGGACATAAAGAGGTTGGAAACATCTTATCTGAACGGGATTGGGCTTACAACCATGTCCAAATGGGACGAGACGATCACTTACGATCTCGATGCGATAATCTATTGGCAGAATAAGTACTACCGGAGTTTGGCCGGAACAAACCTTAATAATCGTCCGGACGAACAACCGACATGGTGGCAGCCTCTCGCAAGCATCTTGGACGCTTATGGGGATATTGTAGATCCAAACAACTTTAATCTCGCTGCGGCACCTCCGTTATTGGCTGCAGAGCCGGTTTATATCAATACAGCCGGCAGGGAGGCGAATAACCTGAGACAAAAAACGTTTCAGGTCACATATCGATACGTCTATATTGATTATCGAAAAAGCACATATGCGCCGCCGAGTATTGTGCCGGCACCGGATCAGGAGGAAACCATTGACGGGTTGTTTAACCCCAATCAGACATATCATAACGGACTTGCCATCTCCATTAATACAGGTAATGAGGAAGTGCGGTCGATAGAAGTTGTCGGCCGGTCGTCAGAGGATCCCGCAACCTGGTTCATGATGGGAGAGGTCCTGTTATTTGACAGAGACGGGAACCGCAACATCAATCCGGAAAGCACATATGTGTTCAATTGGTATAATGACAGCGCAAAAGAGGTGGTGGATGCCACTTTGATTTATACGCTTTTCACCTATGTTCCCATCCGGGCCAAGCACCTTGAATTGATAGAGGGGAA